ACTTACCACACAGCAATTGGAGGACATATGTCTAAGTATTGTGGTGAGGATAAAGCAATGGAGTTATTTAATGAGGTAATTACTAATTTTAAACGTTTCCACCCTAACCCAGAAGAAGTACAATGTTCAAACCCAGTAGCAGAACCAGATTTTATCAAACCCCACTTTGGGTTACGTTTATTTCCTGTATGGCATGTTGGAACTGATTACTTACATGAAATAGGTAAAAATTGGTATGATTATTTAGTTGATAAAGGTGTAGAATTTATCTGGGAAACTAAAGTAACTAATATTGATTTTAAAAACCAACTAGTATCTTTAGGTGTAGTTGATGAAATGTCTTATGATAAACTTATTTTCGCAGTAGGTAAATCAGGTATTGACTTTGGTAAACAATTAGCCGAAGAATATAATTTACCAACAGAAGCAAAACCAGTACAAATTGGAGTTCGATTTGAAGCACCACAACATCACTTCCAAAAACTAATAGATGTATCCTATGATTTCAAATTATATAGAAAATTTGACGATGAAGGTGTATCATTAAGATCATTCTGTACAAACAACAATGCAGCTTATGTTGCAGTAGAAGAAACATATGGAGATCACACATATAATGGACACGCTAAAAAAGATGAGAAATTCCGTAATGATATGACTAATTTCGGTATATTAATGGAAATTAGAGGAATTGAAGAGCCATTTGTTTGGTCTAGAGAATTGGTAGGTAAAGTACAAAAAGATGCTACAGGTTTATATTATAGTCCATCTAGAACAATAGGAACTACAAGTGAAGGGGCAGATATAAGTGCAATTCAAATCCCATCTTTAACTCAAGTAAAAGAAGCATTTAAAGGCTATTATAGCTACATTGATGATTTCATTGAGGATATGAAAAAAATATTCCCAACACTAGGAGATGATTGGGGTGTATATGTTCCTGAAGTAAAATATCTATCACCAGAACCACTAGTTAATTATGATAATTTAAGCTTAACTGAGTATACTAATGTACATTTTGTAGGCGATGCATTATCAGCAAGAGGTATTACAGTATCAGGAGCACAAGCAATTTATGTTGCTGAAGATATACTTGGAGAAGCAAAAGAAAGTTTGTATATTTAGGTAAAGAATTTATTATTTAATTAAATTAAAATTAGAGTTATGTCAAAAATGTTGTATGAAGAGAAAGTAATCCATGCCAAAGGAGCTAGGCATTATTTAGTTAGGATGAATGATAAAGAAAATTTTATCTATCATAGATTTGATGGTCCTGCTATTGTTCCAGTTTCAAAGGAAAGTGAATTTAAAAAAACATACTTTCTATGGGGATTTGAATACAGTGCTGATGATTTTAAGTTTTGGGAAAGAGACAACAATGGAATACCATTCCACAAAACAGCAGCATCTAAGGGAAATATAAAATTTTAAAATAAACCCCCACTAAGCAATTGGTGGGGGTAAAATTATAGGAAATATGAAAATAGGATTTTGTGGTACAGTATCAGTTGGTAAAACAACATTGGTAAACGCTTTAAGTGAATTACCTGAATTTAAAGATTATATAACTAGAACAGAAAGATCAAAGTATTTGATGGAGATGGGTATTCCTTTGAATACTGATTCTACATTAAAAGGTCAATGTATATTCTTATCTGAAAGAGTTACTGAGTTATTTCAACCAAATATTATAACAGATAGAACGGTTATAGATGTAATTGCATTTTCAAATTTATCTACTTCAATGACGAGTAAAGAAAAAGCTACATTCAATAATTTAGCATCCAATATGATTTCAGATTATGATTATATTTTTTATGTTTCTCCTGAAGGAGTTGAAATTGAAAACAATGGTGTTAGAGAAACAAACAGCGAATACAGAGACAGAATAGATAACGAAATTCAGTCTTTACTATATTTTAAAAGTAATTTGATTAAAAATATCAAACATTTAAAAGGTACTACTGAAGAACGTATTCAAATAGTTAAAGAAACAATTCCTTTTCAATATTTATAACAAAATCTGTTTAAATGAAAACTATAATAGAAAAGAAAGTTGAAGATGCTGTTGATAAAACCTTCATGGAAAAGAGGGAAAAAATTGAAAAGTATTATAAGGAAAAATATCCAAATGATTTCAAATCTAAATTTAAGAAATTATATGATATGGATTATACTTCACTTCAAAAAGAATTTAACAGATTAAAAAATCAACTTGAAGAATCTAATATAAAAGGAAATAAAATGAAAAGATCCGAATTAACTGAATTTATCAAAGAAGAAATTGTATCAGTATTATCAGAATCTACAGAAGAGGAAGTAGAAAAAACCAAAGAATTAACTGCAGCTACTAAAGAATTAGCAAAAGCTAAAGAAGAAGCAGGGATTTCAGAAGATACCGTATCAGAAGGTACTTGGAGTTCTGGAACTTACAATGAAATTGGTAGATTTATACAAGATGTAAAAAATCTTAAGGATAAATACTATAATATAGTAGGTAATGATGATGTATTTGATGGTTTAGATAGAGCTGAATTATCTGCTAGAGAAATGATGATAGATGCTCCTGAAAATAGATCAGATCTTAATGAAGATGACATGGATGATGATGAAATGGATAAAGCAGCTGCTAAAGGAGCTAAAAGAGAACCATTAGGTAAATTAGCTACTAAAATGGCTCAAAATTCAAAAGAAATGAAATCCATCCTAGCAAAATATAAAAAAGCAGAGGGTTCTGAAAAAGATAAACATCTAGCTAGATTAAAAGATTTAACTAAAATAAAGAAAGAACTTGAAAACCTTCTTCAATAATATCCAAACACTAGTAATAGTAGCTTTAGTTGCACTTCTCTTCTTTCAAAGAGGATGCTTTTCATCCTCTCCAACCGAAAGGATTAAGGTAGATACTCTAATTCAATTTGATACAATTGAAATAATCAAAAATAACTATATTCCTAAATGGAAAGAAAAAATTGTAACTCAAATAGATACTATCCGAGATACAATTGACACTGCAACAGTTATTCAAGATTATTATTCAAAATATTACTATTCAGATACAGTTAAAGTAGATACAATAGGTAACTTAGTTATTAATGATACTATATGTCAAAATACCATTTTTAAGCGTAATATAAACACGAACATTGTAATTCCAACGCTCCATGTGACTAAAACAGTCTATGTAAATAAAACGGAATTTTACTGGGGTTTAGGCTTAGGTGGGAATGCTGATCAAATTAATTATTTGGGAGCTGATTTTGTATTAAAATTAAGAAATGACCAAGCCTATGGCTTTGGTGTGGGTTTAGATAACACATTAAAACCTTCATTTAGAGGTAGTATGTTATGGAAAGTGAAAACACCCAAAATATTTAAAGTTATAAGATAATGGCTAATAAGGATATTAGTAAAATAATAAAGCAGGAATATATAAAATGTGCAGCAGATCCTTCACACTTTATGAAGAAGTACTGCCACATCCAACACCCACAAAGAGGTAGAGTATTATTTGGTTTATATCCATTCCAAGACAAAGTATTAAACTTATTCAAAGAAAATGATTATGCTATAATTAATAAATCTAGACAATTAGGTATATCTACCTTATGTGCAGGTTATTCTTTATGGTTAATGTTATTTCATAAAGATAAAAATGTACTTTGTATAGCTACAAAGCAAGAAACAGCTCGTAATATGGTTACGAAGGTTAAATTCATGTATGATAATTTACCTTCATGGCTTAAAATTCCAGCACCCGAAAATAACAAATTATCTCTTAGATTAAGTAATGGATCTCAAATCAAAGCAACTTCAGCAAGTTCAGATGCAGGTAGATCCGAAGCAGTATCATTACTATTAGTGGATGAGGCAGCTTTTATTGATCAAATTGGAGAAATATGGGCTTCAGCTCAACAAACACTAGCTACTGGAGGTGGTGCTATAGTATTAAGTACACCTTATGGTACAGGTAATTGGTTTCATAAGACATACACTGCAGCTGAAAATAAAGACAATGATTTCATCCCAATTAGATTACCATGGTTTGTTCATCCAGAGCGAGACCAAACATGGAGAGATAGACAAGATGAATTACTAGGTGATCCTAGAATTGCAGCTCAAGAGTGTGATTGTGATTTCAGTACATCTGGAGATGTTGTATTCTACAGTGAATGGGTTGAATGGATAAAAGAAACTACTATCCAAGAACCAATGGAGAGAAGAGGCGTTGACCAAAACCTATGGATTTGGGAAGCAGCAGATTACTCCAGAGATTATATGGTAGTAGCGGATGTAGCTAGAGGAGATGGAAAAGATTTCTCTGGATGTCATGTTATTGATGTTGAAACAAACACACAAGTAGCTGAATATAGAGGACAATTAGCACCAAAGGAATTTGGATATTTCTTAACAGGTCTAGCTACTGAATATAATAATGCAATGTTAGTTGTTGAAAATGCTTCTATAGGATGGGCTACTCTAGATGCAGTGATTGAAAGAGGATATAGAAATTTATATCATTCTCCAAAATCAGATCAATTAACTGCAGAATCATACTTAAAAGTATTTGAAGGTAATTCTGATATGACCCCTGGTTTTACTATGTCAATGAGAACAAGACCTTTATGTATAAATAAATTACGTGAATTTGTAGGAGATCAATCATTAATAATTCGTTCAAAACGTCTATTAAGTGAAATGAGAACATTCATTTGGCGTAATGGAAGACCAGAAGCTCAAAGTGGCTACAATGATGATTTGGTTATGCCAATGGCTATTGGTATGTTCCTACGTGACACTGCTTTAAAATTTCAACAGCAGAGTCAAGATTTAACAAGAGCATCCTTAAATGGTGTAAGAAGTAGCAATACTCCATACCAAGGAGGATACACAGGAAACAATGTTCAAAATCCATATAATGTAGATATGGGAGGACATAATGAAGATATTAAATGGCTTTTATAGCAAAATAAATTAGTAAAATGGCAGATAAAGGATTATTTCCAAGGTTAAGAAGGTTATTCTCAACAGATGTAGTTTTGAGAAATATTGGTGGAGATCAATTAAAAGTATTTGATGTAAATTCAATACAACAAACTGGAACACTCCAGACAAACTCATTAGTAGACAGATTCAATCGTATATTTACTAATTCCCCTAGCTCATTATATGGATCTCAAATTAATTTCAACTATCAAACATTAAGACCTACTCTATATTCAGAGTATGATGCAATGGATACAGATGCAATTATTGCTTCTGCTTTAGATATTGTAGCTGATGAAGCAACACTTAAAAATGATATGGGTGAAATACTTCAAATTAGATCATCTGATGAAAACGTACAGAAAATCTTATATAACTTATTTTACGATGTTTTAAATGTAGAATTCAACTTATGGGCTTGGATTAGACAAATGTGTAAGTATGGAGATATGTTCCTAAAACTAGAAGTAGCTGAAAAATTTGGTGTGTATAATGTAATACCATATACAGCATATCATATTTCTAGGGATGAAGGAGCAGATCCAGAAAATCCAGCTGAAGTAAAATATAGATTTGATCCTGATGGTGTTGCATCTTCGGATTATGGTTATTATAATGCTCCAAACCAACCAAATGGTAAAAGTATTTATTTCGATAACTATGAAGTTGCGCATTTCAGATTATTAACAGATATG